CTTCAAGCATCTTAAAAACGCCGGAAAACGTGCAAAACATGGCAGCATGCCTTCTCGCGGCGGTGTTTGGCGTGACGTTTGAGGACGCGGCACACATGATCAGTCGTATGGGCCACTCTCCGCCGTCCTGGTATGAGGTGGCCGAGGCCGCAATCGACCATCTGGATTATCTAAGTAAAAATCGGGGGAGTTGATGCCTTCTCCAATGCCGCCGCCAGCCATGCCTCACAGCGGCGCCGCGCTTTTTCTGCTGAGCGCATGGACGTTCGCGTTTGTCGTCTGGCTGGTCATTTTGGTGAGTGCCTGCACCAGAGAGCGTCGGCGCGACAGATGAGCTTTTGGCCCCTCGCTCGGTCAGCTGACCGAAAACTCGCGGACGAATACACCGCGCTGATCCGCGAGCAATCAGTTGCCCTGCACGAGCAGGAGGTTGCGTTGGAGGCGTCGCGCCAACGTAACCGCGGCCTGATTGCCGAGGTGACCAGCCTGCGCATGGCGCTGGGCCAGGCCCAAACACTGATCGCGTCCGGTCTTCCGGAGCGCAACAAAATGGCGGCCGCTCTGGTGTGTGATCTGGGATGCGCCGAAAATATCGCCAGCATGGCGGCGTGCCTGAAGTCTGAGGCCGATGGCACCGACTTTTCCGAGTCGCTGACGGAGATCAAGCGGTTGATGCCGTCGTTTTGGATGCGGATGTCGGCCGCGGCGATTGGGCATTTCGATCACCTGAAGTGGGGGCAAGACCATTGATCGGCGAGCCGCCCAGCGCTTCCATCAACTGACGCGCGCCGCCGGTGTCGCTCGATCTGCTCGACCTCAGTGACCTGGACCTCGATGGGTTAGAGCGCACGGCCGAGAGCAACGATGAGGTTGAGCGGCTCGCGCGGATCAAGTGGGAGAGCGAAGCGAGCCTGATGGGGTTCGTGCGCCGGTTTTGGCATGTACTGGAGCCGGCGACGCAATTGGTGGACGGCTGGGCGCTCGATGCCATCTGCGAGCACTTGGAGGCCGTGACAGACGGGCGGCTGCTGCGGTTGCTGATCAATGTGCCGCCTGGCTCGTCCAAATCCATCCTCGTGTCCGTCATGTGGCCGGCCTGGGAGATGGGGCCGCGCGGCATGTCAAGCGAGCGGTATCTGACGTTTTCCTACTCGCCGGTGCTGACGATGCGCGACTTGCGCCGGTGCCGCGACGTGATCGGCAGCCCGGATTATCAAGCGATCTGGGGCGCGCGCGTCGCCATAGACCGGCGGCAGGATGGCGGTGACTTTTTTGCTACGTTATCCAAAGGGTGGCGCATGGCGTCGTCTGTCGGCGGCGTCGGCACTGGATTGCGCGGTTCTCGGTTGATCTGCGACGACGTGCACAACGTCAAGCAATCCGAGAGCGATCTGGTGCGCGCGGAAACGATCCGCTGGTGGCGCGAGGTCTTGCCGACAAGGCTCAGCGACCCGGCGACCGGCGCTATCGTGGTGGTAATGCAGCGCGTGCACGAGGGCGACGTGGCCGGCTGGATCATGGGCAACGACACGCGCGGCGACTGGTGCGTGCTCATGATCCCGATGCATTACGACCCGGAGCGGCACTGCGCTACGTCGATTGGTTGGCAGGACCCGCGTGGGCTGGACGACGAGACCGGGGAGCCGCTGGCCGGAGTCGGTGAGCGGCCGCAGGCTTGGTGCGAGGAGTTGCGGGAGCGGAATGGCGAGTTGTTTTGGCCCGAGCGGTTTCCCGCGTGGACCGTAGATCGCGAAATGGAGACGATGGGGCCGTTCGCGGTCGCCGGCCAGTATGAGCAGGCGCCAACCCCTCGCGGCGGCGGACTGATCAAGGCCGAGTGGTGGCAGTTGTGGGTAAAACCGCGGTATCCAGATATGGACCTGATCGTAGTTAGCCTGGACGGCGCATACACGCAAAAAACGGTCAACGACCCCAGCGCGGCGACCGTGTGGGGGCGGTTCCATCTCGATGGCATCAAGGCCCCGCAGTTTATGTTGCTGTGGGCTTGGGCCAAACGGCTGCACATCCACGAGCTTGTAGAGCGGACGGCGCGCACCTGCCTGGGCGACTGGCGCGAGGACGATGAGTTTGCGCGAGACCCGCGGCCGGCGGACGATTTGGGACGTATCCTAATGCGCGCCGATATGCTGCTGGTTGAAAACAAGGCGTCCGGCGCGTCGGTGGCGCAGGAGATCGTGCGGCAGCACGGGCGGCAAAAGTGGCGCACGCTGTTGATCACGCCCAAGGGCGACAAGACGGCGCGGCTGCTGTCGGTTGAGCCGTTTTTTGCGGCCGGTCAGGTGTGGGCTCCTGACAAAACATGGGCGCAGGACACGATAGACGAGGTGTCGTCGTTTCCGCGCGGCGCGCACGATGACCGCGTGGACTCTCTCGCCCAGGCGCTCGCTTTCATGCGACACACCGGGGCGGTGCGGACCACGGGAGAGGCGGAAGACGAATGGTTGAGGGCGAACACATATCGCAAGCCGCGGCGGGCGCTGTATCCGGCGGCGGCGCGGTAGCCGAAATAACGGTGGGCGAGTTGGTGGCCGCGCTGTCAGACATGCGCCAAGACGTGCCTGTGTGCTTGGACACGGGTCCGCCCCTTGCCCGCGAACTGATCGCGTATGCCATGGACAAAGACGAAAGAACCGGCGCATCCAGGGTTATCGTCACTCTGGGGGCGTGGTGACCACCGCCTACACCGCGTCCCTGCGCCTAACTCAGCCAGGCGTCGGTGACGTTGCCACGCAAAGTGTGTGGGGCGCCCTGCTCAACACCGATATGGCGCTGATCGAGGCGGCGATCACAGGCAAATCGCAAATCGACACGGCAGGTGCCTCGACATTGACGTTAACCACGGCCAACGGCGCGACGGACCAAGCGAGGCCATTTTGCCTGTATTTTATTGATTCGAGCGGCGGCAACACGCCATGCGTGGTTACCGTGCCGGCCGTCGTCAGATTTGGGCTGGTCATCAACACCTGCAAACATTACGTTTATCTTACGACAACAGGCAGCGCGCCGTATTTATCGATCCAGCCTGGCACTGCTCCGTTTCTATATTACTGCGACGGGACAAATCTTAGTTCTTTCGTCAATCCGGGTTTCGTAAACCGTTCTGCTTCGTACTCCGGGACATTCACGATGCCGGCCCCGCTGGTGCGGTTCAAACTGTGGGGCGGTGGCGGCGGCTCACCTGATGTGCATGCTTTGACTGGCGGTATAGGCGGTGGCGGCGGCGGTGGCGCGTATTGCGAGTTTGCGTATTACGGCTCGACATCTACATCCGTGACCTGCTCGATAGGGACATCAGGTAGTGGAGCGTCGGGCGGAAGCACGATACTGACAATACCGAGTGCCAGCATTACCGCGACGGCCGGCGGCGGTGCAGTCGGTGGATCGAGTAGTGGGTCGGGGGGCGGCGGTTCCGCCATTGGTGGCGCAGGCGGAACCGCCACATTGTCCGGCGTAAGCGGCATACTGTCCAATGGTTTGCAGGGTGGCACCGGGTTTTCTGGCTCTATAGGCGGAACCATTTTTTCTTTGGGTGGCACCGGAGGCTGCAACACCTATGGCGGCGCACCGGGCGGTCCAGCCCTGAGCATCAACGGTTTTGGCGGGGCGTTCACAGGCCAAGGAGGCGTTGCCGCAGGTTCATCTGGCGCATCGCAGGGGAACTATCCGACGCAAGCCGGCCCTGGGCAACTGATTTTGGAGTGGTAAAATCCATGCGTTTCGCAAAAGACACGTGCGCCACGTGCACGTTCTGGCTTGAAATCAAAACCTCTCGCGCTGACCAGCGGCTCGGCCACTGCGCCAGGCGCGCGCCGGTGCCGATCCTGGTCGGTCACGCGCAGCATCCCATCAAGCCAGGGGAAAGTTTTCCCATCGTCAATGGGTTTTTCCCGCAAACGCGGCCGGAGATTTGGTGTGGCGAGCACGAGTCGAAGCCAGTGGCGCAGGGGCAGCCGATTGCGTTGGACTTGTCGCGTCTGACCATCGACGGCGAGGCGCAATAGGCCGGTGCTGACCCAGCCCAGCTACGACAACCTGCCAGACGCCAGCCCGGCGGCCACTCGGCATCAGTCGTGGCTGTCGAACGAGCTAGCCGACCCGGACGCGACCACTGTCACCATTGGCTCGGGCGGGATCATGGTGGAGCAGCCCGACGCCGACGAGCAGGACGAGCGCGAGGCGGCAAAGCCCAATTACCTGCGCCACAACTTTGACGAGAACCTGGCCGAGCATCTGACCGGTCCCGAGCTGGCGACGCTTGCGCACCACATCCAGATGGGCATCGACGCCGACAAGTCCGACAGGTTCGACTGGGAGGCGGCGGTTGCCGAGAGCATCACGTGGCTCGGCATCCGGGTGGCGACGGAGAGCGGCGCGGATAGCTCGGGCTCCGGGGCTGACGCCGGCGTGCTGTGTCAGACCTGGGAATCGCTGCTGCTGGAAAGTTGCAATCGGTTCTGGGCCAATGCTGTCGGCGAGTTCTTGCCGGCGTCCGGCCCGGCCAAGGTGCGCGATGATGCGCCGCCGCGGACCAGTGCGCAGCCGCCGCCGCCGCCGATGGGTCACAATGGCGGGGCGCCGATGCAGCCCGAGCCGCAGCAGGTGTCGCGGAACGAGTTTGCAGAGGCATTTGAGAAGGACCTCAACCACTATCTGACCGTTGCGGATCGCAGCTACTACCGCGACTTCTCGCGCATGCTGTGGAATTTGGCGCGCGAGGGCACTGAGTTTCGTAAGGTGTACTGGAACCCGTTGCGCGGTCGCCCGGTCAGCGAATGGGTCAAATCGTCGGATTTAATCGTGTCGAGCGATGCCACGGATTTGAGCACCGCAGCGCGCATTACGCAGATTATCATGACCAGCCAATCCGACGCCAAACGCCTTCAGCGCAGCGGTTGGTGGCGAGAGTGCGTGCTGATGCAGCCGTTTGAACAGCCTAGCGAGGTGGAGCAGGCCGAGGGCGATGCCGATGGGGTGCGGCGCCGGCCGACGCTGCCGGAGGACCACCGGCATACCATCGAAGAATGCTATCTCGAACTGGACTTGCCGGGCTTCGAGCACACGGATGAGGACGACGAGCAAACGGGCATGCCGTTGGCCTACCGCGTCGCGCTGGACAAGGACAGCCGCCAGATTTTGGAGATACGCCGCAATTGGCGCAAGGACGATCCGCTATTCGAGGCGCGCTTGCGCTACATCATGTTCGGCCTGATTCCTGGCCTCAATTTTTACTACAACGGCTTTGCCCACATCCTAGGCAACCAGCAGCTGTTGCTGACCTCGCTCACCCGGCAGCTTGTCGATGCCGGTCAGTTCGGCAATTTCCCTGGGTTTCTCGCTGCTAAGGGCATGACGCGGCAACTTAACACAGACATCATGGTCGAACCGGGCCAGGTCAAAGAGATCGACACGATGGGGCAGCCCATCGGCAACGTGGTCATGCCGCTGCCCTACAAAGGCGCCGACCAGACGCTGATGGCGCTGGCATCGTCGTTGCGAGACAACGCTTTCCGGCTAGCGGGCGTGGCCGACGCGCCGGTGGGAGAGGGCACGGCAGACATTCCTGTCGGCACGATGATTGCCATGATCGAGCAATCGACCAAAGTCATGTCGGCGGTTCACAAGGGCCTGCACGCGAGCCGCGCCGAGGAATTGGAAATGCTCCGCGAGTTGATCGCGGAAGACCCGTCCGTGCTCAACCGGTTCGCCAAGAAAACGCTGGCGCGGCAGTGGATGGAGGCCAAGGAGTTCACCGACCTCGATCTGGTGCCATCGAGCGACCCGAACGTGCCATCACAGCTGCACCGGATCATGCAGGCTTGGTCATTGGTGCAAATGGCGATCCAGGCGCCGGGGATACTGGACCCGAAATGGGTTATCGAAAACGCGATGCGCACCATCAACTTCGAGCTTCCGCCCGAGGCTTTTGCGCAGCAGCCCAACGGCCCGCCGCCAGGGCCGCCGCC